AGTTTCTATGAGCCGCAGTGAAGACATTGCTGGCGTTGACGGAACTAGGATGTATCATGGTAGCAAAGATGTCCAGATGCCGTCCGTTTTGAGTAAATTAGACAGCACGCATGTCATTAAGCTGACAGACGTAGATTATTATGTTGATCTGACGTCTTACCTCAATGGCAATTATGTCTTACTTTACACCTTTGACCCCAAACGTGTCGCAGGACAGACCACCGATGGCATCTATATGGTCAATAACCATGGGCATATGGTGACAAAGCACAATGGTGGGTCAACTTACATACACGGGTTATGGGATTATGAGTCCGATTACGTGTATGTATCACACTGGACCCACTGCTGGCTGTATTTTGTTGAACGTAAGTACTTATCACAAGATCGTGTTATTGTCTTCTTCAACCCCATACGCCGTGTTTTACGGCCTTTCGCAAATTTTCTCGAAGGCCACATCATCCAACGCAAGAATTTTAAACAAGGCGAATATGCCATTAATTATTATTTGGCTGAGAATTACCAACCTATGGTTTCTCTTGGCCGACTTAATGAGCCTTTTAGCATAGAATTGCCCCAAGAGCAACTTGCTGTTTGCACCATACGCGAGGATGGTTCCAAGGAACCTATCCTCGCTAATATCGAGCGGATCATACGCACTTATGCCACTGCAAAGGATCCTATATTATCTGCGAGTATTGTCTATGATTTTATTAAGCATAATAAAATTCATCGCAAGAATATTCACTACACGTCTGCTTTGAAACCTGCAATAGCTAATCATTATCAGACTTTACATCCTCTTATTTTAGAAGATGGCGACAACATGTTACGTGTTGTTGGCCCCGTAATTTCTAACGGTGCCACTGCACCTGTTCGATCACACAATAACGACGTCGCCTCGGTTCAGCATCGATTAACCGATGTCTCAAACCCCTTTGCAAAATATCCACCATTCATCTGGCGGTGTTTAAATGAATATTTGCATTTGCTATTACCTTCTAGCATTGCACACACTTTAGTTCCAATATCATTTGAAGACCAATACCGCCAGTTTAACCGCCCTAGTCAACGCGGTTATATTAAGACCATAATAAATAATTTTTATATGGGTGGTCAAGTTGGCATTAAGTCATTCCAGAAGGCTGAATCTTATTCTAAAGTTACAGCACCACGCAACATATCCACGTTGCCTATGGAGCATAACTTTAGACTCGGGCAATTTATGATTGCCCTTGCCGCTCATGTTAAGACCCATGAGTGGTATGCCTTTGGTAAACATCCTTCTTTAGTCACTGCTCGCATTCAAGATTTAGCAACAAAATATACACAATTACAATCGACGGACTTGTCGAAATGTGATGGTTCCGTAGGGTACATTCATTATATTCTCCTACAGGCCGTTGTTAAACGAGCTTTTCCTTTGTGTTATCACAACGAAATTTCGACTTTACTTTACAAAGAAGCCCGTGCCAGTGGAATTACTAAGACTTTCCACAAGTACACGCAATTGTTTACCACATTATCTGGATCTAGCGATACATCAATCAAGAATAGTTTGATTAATTCATTTAATGACTACGTTAGTCATCGCCGTTTACATGATGTAGCAACATCATGGTGTTCATTAGGACTCTACGGCGGTGATGACGGTGTGTCCACCAACCCAAATGTTGAATTACTTAATGCTACTTATGCCCAACTTGGAATGCATTTGAAAGCGGATGTCGTCAATCAATTCGAACCTCTGCCCTTTTTAGGACGTATATATTTAGATCCCTGGACAACAAACCAGAGCATCGCGGATGTTAAGCGCCATATTGTTAAACTTCATTTGAGCGTATCTCCTAAAGATGTGCCAGCTGATCTTGCTTTGCATCGCAAGGCAGATGGCTTTCTTATCACTGATCCCACTACTCCCATATTGTCAGATTGGGCTCGGGCAGTCAAGCGCTGCGTGCCTCAAGTGCATCCAGACGTTCAAGCTAAGTTTGAGCGCATTAGTCGGATGGACGTTAATTATATGGCTCGCACGTTTGAGACACCTTTTCCACCTGTGGACCGTGACTTTGCTCATGGCATTATTATCAACCAACTTAATCTGTTGCCAGCCGAATATTATCATATTATTTCGCAATTAGGAGCATGTCATACTCGTGATGCTTTTTTCAGTTTGCCCGAGCTTTATGCTGTTGACATCCCAACTGAAATTTCCGCGTCAGTTAACGGCCAGCTTGTCTTGATACCTGACAAAATTACACAGACTCAACGCGTTTATGACGCTGCTTCAGTTGCTCCGCCTTTTCCAAAAGTTAAATTCAACTCCAATAAAGTTAAATCAAATATTCCGCAGCCTGAACGAACCAAAGTGCTGCCAAAACTCAAAGTTTCCAATAACAAGAAACGTTGTACTTATTACGCCGAGGGAAAACCTTGTGCGCATTTAGCAAATACCGGCATGTGCCGATTTTTGCATAAATAAAACACACGATATTCAATGATTCAATGTTCATAACTTATCTGGGCCTGGCCAGCCCTTTCAATTTTTAAAACTTTATTTACACGTATTAAAATGAATAATGCACAATCTAACAAAAGTCGCTCTGCTAATCCTTCTGGCAATCGCCCTCAGCGTAAGCGCAGTGGTAATGCTCGCAAAGGCAAGTCTCAATCCACTCAAGCGCCTCGCAACTTTAACCGCGACAACGGCAGCAGCCGTACCCCTGGCTCCATTATTGGCGCGCTTTCAAAAGCCATGTCTCAAAAGGCTGTACTGACTAGTTACGCCAATAACGACTATGTACGAGCACGCCTCTATTGTTGCATCCCACGCAACATCCCATCCATTCCAGATGGTTCTTCCGGTCGCCACATCGCCGTTTGCATGTACGCACTGGATCGCGTCAGCTTTCTTGCTGGCACCACAGGCGCTCAGTCATTTGGTCTCAATCTTAACCCGTGGTTTCCTACCCCTGTTGCCATCTCCAGTAATACCGCCAACCTCTCCGTTAACGGGAGTACGCTCACCGGAAATTCAACACCTATTGGGCTCGGCATGCCAGCACAATTTGCCAACTTGCCCATATCACAGCAAATACCTGGATCAACATCTAACGCTATAGACATATATAGCGCAACGTCCATGCGTATCGTGTCTCAGACCCATTCCATACGTTACACCGGACCTGTTACCACTTGTTCTGGTATGATCCGCACTTGGCCTTGCAACTGGTCTTTAAGTACCAATGGTGTCACCACCACCACATCAGCTGTCGCTACTGCCCCTGTTAGTGGCATATCTGTGATGTTACGCACAAACTCTGCTGGTTATTCATCTTACGTCCCTATTGGCACTACAATTGCTACACTTGACCTTTCTTCATCCGATGCTCCTACCGTAGGCACATTTTCAGCTAGACCTGAGCAGGGTTTACAGATTCGCTTGCCCCATATTTCTGGCAAGTACGAGCCAGTGCCCGTTAGTAACGTGCCTATCGCTGTAGTTACTTACGGTAATCTTAGTTCCACCGCAGCCAATGGCAGCCATTATTTTGGCCAATATACTTCTCCGAGTTTATGGTCGTCACCTGGAACTGTTCTTGCTTGGGACAACGATTGGGTTGGACAACATGTCGTGTTCGACAATGTCAACCCTGATGCCAGTTTCTCTATAGAAACTTGTGTTTGTGTTGAACTTACACCGCTTTCCGTTTCCGTGTTCGCCAATCTTACCAAGGGCCCACCCCAATCAAACCTTAGTGCATTACGTCATGTCCAGTCCGTTATCAACTCGGAAGGACCCGCCACTTTTCTTGGCTCACCTAAATAGCAACCAACATTTATAGCTGCTGCTGCATCTAGTCCAGCTGTCAAAGCTGCTACCACTGTCACTGCAGTTAGCGTTGCTTCAACCGCCGTCGCATTACTTTCTTTATTAGGCGGTGGCGGACGACCCACTTTTGCCAACACCTATTTCCCTTAACGTATTCATTTGTGTATGTATTCATTTTCTTATTCTTTTGTCATTTTAATGAACCAACCCGAGGCCATTGGCAGTATCACCATTGGTAAATACGGTTGTAAAACACTAATAATTGACTTATCATTAAATAAACATACATTTTCTTTATATACGTGGCCATTTGCCCATTTAAGTTATTAACC